CACACACCCGGCAACAGCATACTAGGTAACTCCGATGGAGCACCTCCAGTAGCTGAAAAGACAGTGACTGTTGATGATCTATTAATCAGTTCAGCATTTGTCTATGAGCTAGACGAGACACTAGCACACTACGACCTACGTGGTGAGATCTCAAGAAAGATCGGTTATGCTCTTGCAGAGAAGTATGACAGAAAGATCTTCAGAGCAGTAACTAAAGCTGCTAGACAAGCTTCACCAATCACAAAGACAAACTTTGTAGAGCCCGGTGGAACACAGATTCGTGTAGGTACAACTACAAACGCATCTGATGCTTATAGTTCTACAGCTATCATAAACGCTTTCTACGATGCAGCTGCTGCACTCGATGAGAAAGGAGTATCTGGCGAAGGTAGAGTAGCTGTACTCAACCCAAGACAGTACTACGAACTTATCCAGAACGTAGAAACAAACGGCTTAATCAACCGTAACGAGAGAGGAGATGCAATTCAGTCCGGAAACGGCATCATTGAAATAGCTGGTATCACCATCTACAAGTCAATGAACATCCCATTCTTTGGTAGATTCGGTACTAAGTTTGGTACAGGTTCTGCAACAAACCCCGGTGTAACAGACCCCGGAAACACAGGCAGCTTCACAGAAGTTGTTATGGAAGACGAGACAGCTGGTTCATCTACAACCAAGACTGTTAACTCTTATGGTAATGGTAACTCCGACTTTGAAAACTCATGCGGACTTATCTTCCAGAAAGAAGCTGCTGCTTGCGTAGAAGCAATCGGCCCACAAGTACAGGTAACATCTGGAGACATTTCAGTTGTATACCAAGGTGACGTAATCTTAGGTCGCCTAGCTATGGGTGCAGATGCACTTAACCCTGCTGCTGCTGTTGAGCTATTCGCTGGAACAGCTACAAAGCCCGGTTCTTTCTAATTTATATTTTATACGGGAGCTTCGGCTCCCCTTTTTTCTTATGGCGACCACAACTATTGACACCGATACCGAACTATCCGCAGTGAACTCTATACTGGGAGCTATCGGACAAGCACCTCTAACAACTCTTAACTTTGATAACCCAGAGGTATCATTTATATTTAACCTACTCCGTGATGCTAACGTAGACACACAGGCAGAGGGGTGGCATTTTAACACAGAGAAGCATGTAAAATTCTCAAGAGATGCTAATGGCAAGATTGCTATTGGTGATGACATATTGTCTATGGATTTACATGACAATCAAGCTCGTCGTACATTCAACCTTGTACGTCGTAATGGATTTTTATATGACAAGCAAGATCATACAGACGTATTTACAGTTGACTTAGATCTAGATATTGTCAGACTATACAACTTTGAAGATTTACCTATTGTCTTCAGAAGATTTATAACATACAGAGCATCTAGACAGGCAGCTACACAGCTAGTCGCAAACCCAGCTTTGGTAAGACTACTTGGTGTACAAGAGGGTCAAGCAAGAGCAGCTCTCATGGAGTATGAGTGCAATCAGGGCGATCATAGTATGTTTGGATTTGAAGATGATACTGCATATCAAACCTATCAACCTTGGAGAAACCTTAGAAGATAATGGCAGGCATAACACAAACTATCCCTCAATACTCAGCAGGCATATCAGAGCAGCCAGACCACTTAAAATTTCCGGGTCAGGTAACAGATGTAGTCAACGCTATACCAGACGTTACTAAAGGTCTGTTCAAGAGGCCGGGTAGTAAGCGAATCGGAACTGATGCTCTATCTAGTGTACAGAGTGGTGGTTCGTGGTTCCATTACTTTCGTGACGAGACAGAAGGATCTTATATAGGACAAGTAGCAGCAGATGGTCAGGTCAGAGTATGGCGTTGTACAGACGGACAGCTAATGACCACCAGCTATACACATGATGGTGTCAACCACCAGTCGACAGTACAAAACTATCTAGCAACAAGTGAACCAGAAAACCTCCAGTTCCTCACAATTAACGATACCACCTTTGTTAATAGCCGTGATACTACTAATGCTAACACTCTCGTTGGGACAACGGGAACTACAGATGCTACACCAGATGCTCACTTCGCTTTCATAGAACTACTACGTACAGAGAACGGTAGACAGTATGGACTTAACTTCTACAACGATGCTACTGTTCAAACACTTACAAGAGCTACACGTATTAGGATACAGAGTGATACACTTGACGAGACTGATGGCTCTGGAGATTGTCCCGGTATAGGTACAGAAGTATTTAGTATTGACTCTGGTAATAAAACAAACTTAATATTTAGAATTAATACCCTAGGTCAGCAAGGTGTGAGCCCTAACTACAACGCTAGCCAGAATGGCCCCGGTGGTAATAACTACAGATGTAGCTACAATAGAGAGGTTGTCTTACTACATGGTGGTGAAGGCTGGACTACAGGTGATACAACTACTGTAACTATGGAAGGATTTAACTATACTATACGTGTAGAAGATCACGAAACTACTTCAGTAAATGCTAATCTCAAGCTAGTCAGACCTGAGCCTACACCCTTTGATGCTGACACAGCAGTTACAGCTGATACTATATTAGCTGGTATGAAGACTGAGATTGATACTATATCAGGCCTAAGTGCTAAGATTATAGGTACAGGTATATACATATCTAGTGCTAGTAATTTTAACGTAACAGTTGTAGAAGAAGATCTTATGCGTGTCATGCAGAGTTCGGTAAACGATGTTACCAACTTACCTAACCAGTGTAAGCATGGGTATATTGTAAAGATTTCTAACTCTCGTATGGCAGAAGAAGATGACTACTACCTACGTTTTGATGGAGAAAACAACAGAGATGGATCTGGCTCATGGTCAGAGTGTGCAAAGCCGGGTATTGCTAAGTCCCTGACTAACATGCCACTTGTCATACAGCGTACAGCTACGACTACATTTACTGTTAGACCATTTACATACAGAGATAGGGATGTCGGTGATGATACTACCAACCCTATGCCATCGTTTGTAGGTGGACGTATTAACAAAGTATTGTTTTTCCGTAATAGGCTAGCACTGCTGTCAGGTGAGAACGTAGTATTATGTAGACCGGGTACGTTAGGTATACCAGATTTCTTTGTAGAGTCTGCTCTAACTGTCGGTGCGGCAGACCCTATTGATATATCTGCTGCCTCTATGTTCCCATCCGAGTTGTTTGATGGTATAGAAATCAACACAGGTTTACTTGTATTTAGTACAAACCAACAATTCTTACTGTCATCTGATGATACAGTTCTGAACCCAGACACAGCTAAATTACGTAGCGTGTCTACATTTAATTATAATAAAGATATAGCTCCCATATCTCTAGGTACTACAGTTGCCTATGTAGATAACTCAAACAAGTTTAGTCGATTCAATGAAATGGCTAACACACGTAGAGAAGGAGAACCGAATGTAGTAGAAGTAAGTAAAATAGTTCCTACATTATTACCAAAAGATATAGACCTCTTGACTAACTCAAGAGAAAATGCTATTATATTATTAGGTAAAACAAACTCAGATACCGTCTTTGGATACAAGTATCTAAATGTCGGAGAAAAAAGACAACAGGCTGCATGGTTTAAATGGAAGCTCAACAATCCTTTGATATATCATTTTATCATAGATGACGAGTATTTCTTTTTAGATAGTGACTACTACCTACAAAGCATCAAACTTATACAGTCTGATAATGACCCCTCAACAAGTATAGATAATGTCGACTTCTTATTACATGTGGATAATCATACTACTGTTAGCGGCGGCAACTTTGACTCAGCTACGAATCTGACTACCTTTTCTGGTGTCAGCTGGTTAAATACCGTTACATCACCTAACCACGAGTTAGTTGTAATTGATGAAGGTGGTACACCAGCTCCTACTAAAGACCAAGGTAGATATGGTAAATGTACAGTATCAGGTACAAGCTTTACTGTACCGGGTAACTGGCAAGGTGCCACACTTACAATAGGTTATTTATATCCATACCAAGTTAAGTTTCCTAGATTTTACCCACAGAAACAAGCAGAGCAGCAAGTTGTATCAGATACAAACTCCTCTCTGGTTGTACACAGAGTCAAGTTTCACTTTGGAAAAGTAGGTCTATACGAAACAAAATTAGAACGTGTAGGTAAACCAGACTACACAGAAGTATACGAGTCACCTATTATGGATATTTACAACGCTTCAAGAGCACCGTATTTAGAAGAACATATACAGACTGTACCAGTATACGAAAGAAACACAAACGTAGAGATAACGTTAACATCAAGTCACCCTGCACCAGCTACGCTTAGATCGTTGTCTTGGGAAGGTGACGCTAATCAAAAATATTACAGACGTGTCTAATTACATTCACCCGATCACGTTGGAGG